CTGCACTAAATCTGCACTGTCTTCTGGTACAAGGAGCGCAAGTCGGAGCGCGTTTTTTGCTGTGCTTGTTAAGACTGGATCAGAGACTTCATCACCATCAGCGTCATCAAATGCAAGTAGTGTAGGAAATGACTGCGATGTATTTATGAATCTTAGGATGGTAAACATTCGAGCAAACAAACTAGATGCAGGGTCGATGACCACATCTCGCAAAACTTGCCCTGGTTTAAGATCAAGATCTGGGTTTGCCTGAAGCATTTGATCGATTAAAGACAAACGGAAATCTTGCTCTGTTCGAATATCGATTTCTTTTAATCGCGTATCCACAACGATCGGGGTACCCGAAAGTTCTTCGCTGTAACCAGATTCGAGCAGCACTTTATTGAAAGGGTCGAAAATTACAGTGGTGACAACGTAATGGTTTTTTTCAGTGATAGGTGTGTTACCTAAAGGCTGATTCAAACGATTATGCTCGAATTCAGTGAAGTTGATTCGCTCAACTTTTTCAACCACCTTTGTCGTTTCGTTTGTACCTTCTTTTGTCACGCTTCTACTTAAAACTGTTCTTTGATCTTCAAAAAACACGACGTTGCTGAGTGGTGCTGAGTTGAGTAGTGTGTAACCCGTCGATCCCCCACCAGGATATTCTGACCCGTAAAAATTGAACCCAATAAAACTCGTGTTTGTGAGTAGAGGTACGGCTACAGTGCACACGTTTCGACCTTGACGCAGACGCACCCCAGTAGGTAATTCTACCAACTGGGTAGTATCTAAACCTGCATCGTAAATGACAGAAACAGAATCCGATGTTGAAAATTCGCTGTCTCTTATCGCTTGAACAACGAATGCATTCTCACCAGCCCTTAAAGAACCAGACCAACTCCAATTCCCACTAACATCGAAGGTCGTTCCTGCTGTGACTCCGTTAATAAGAATCGATGTCACCCCGATATCAGATGTACCGCTGAGAGTTAGGTACGAAAGGTTCGTACTAAACGTGGGTTCTGATGTGGGGAAGGTTATCTGTGGTGCTTGTACGGTCATTATTTATAACCTTTTAATTGATCTTGAGCAGTTGCAAATATTTGCGATGTGCTCTTATCCACTGTTTTTTGTATCTCTCGAATGTTTCCGGCTCTATTTCTGTAAGTTATCGAAATAGTAACGAGCGTCGGATTCGTTGGGTCAGGTCGAGATGTTTGAACTGAAATAAGTTGTTCCACCCTTTCCTTATCAGACAGGTCTTGTACATCAGACTGTTGATTCTGTAGGTCTTTGGTATTACTTATAAATTGTTGAACATCCTGAGATATAATTAACTGCAATCTTTGAAAATCGGTGAGTTTTGCTCCTACAAGAGCACTGATAGCGGTTCCATACCAAGGGTGGTAAGGATTGCTCCCTTTTTCAGTCAAAATCCCTTTTGAGATATCTTGCATGAGCTTCTCGTTATCTTTTAGAATTACGAGTCGCCCGAGGGAGTCTACCGCAAAATCGAAGTAACGAGAGCTACCATCACATTTAGGGCAATCCCCAAGAGCAGTGATGTAGGTCAATTCAAAAAAATCATCTTTTGATTTAAGAGGCTTCTTAAATCTTATCCTTTTCGAAGTCTGGGACAATCGATTTACACCGAGTCCTATGAGGGGCACATCTTCAACGTAATAACCGAAGTCTTTGCTATCAGGTGAAATCACGAAACCGTTTCTTTTAATTACCAAACTTTTAGATACAGCTATTCTTCTGCTGACGTTGATAGTCAACATATCATCATTCAGGAAAGCTATATCTTCCACGATGCGATGATCACAGATGGTTTCGACCTTAACATCTGTACTCATGGTTTCTTCCTGTAAGTGTATGTTAAGATTGGTTTGTCTTTGAAATATGGGTAATTTAATCCGTTGAAAATATCACTTATTTCTTGAACCAAATCTTCTTTGACCACAAAAATTCCAGGTGCTCGCGTACCCGTTGACAAGTCTATAGTGACTTTTACGTTGATGTTTTTTGTAGTGTTCAAAACCATTTCAACCGAATTCGAACCGGAACTAGAGCCTTTGGTAGTTTCATCAGGATACCAAGACTTATTCAGGATCACGATCTCGTTGCGAGCCAAGGGGTCTTCATTTTTAACGCGTGCGCCGTTTTTAGATACCAGTTTCCCTTGAACGGCTAGGACAAGAAGTTGCACAGTGGTGCCATCAGGAACGGTTTCCCAACCCTTATATGGTATAGGCTGTCCGTTAGAAATAAATCTAACACCGTAGGTTGTGTCCCAAACTTTTTGGATATCTCTCTCCAAATTTGTAAAAGCCAAAGTTGGGATGTTTGGGTAATTTTTTGGATTTTGAGCCTGCGAAAGTAATTGTTCTTGGTAACTATTCATTTGCATCAAACCACATCCTTCAACTCTGATTGGAGTTGTTCTAGCACTTGAATCTGTATGCTTTTTTGTTCAATCACGTATTTTATTTTTCTGATTTTATAGTCGATGTTTTCTTGATCTTTTTTGATGTGATCAATCCAAGGTCTTGTGATAGTATCCACAAGAGCACCTGTTTCAACGGATGCGTACCTATGAACATCAAAATAGGTTCTGTCCTCTGAAGGGATAGGGTTTTTTGTGTAGGATGTTAAAGTATAATGCTTCGGTTTTTTCCTAGTTTCTTTCGCTAATACTGATTCCGCAGCGAGATATTTACTCAAAGTGATTTTTAGGTTATCGATCTCATGTTGGAGAGCTTCTTTTTGTTGTTCAATTAAATCGTATTTGACATCAAGGTACCCATTGAGGTCATCGATTTCATCTACGGTAGGGTGCCCAAGATAGTTGAATCTACTCATAGTAAACTATGCAAAAGGCTTACGGTCGCCTCAGCACCTATCCCCCCTGCGATTAGAACTACCCCGATAGCGAAATCCTCTGCACTCGACAGAGGTCTCACCGCGTTTTCTATGTACGCCCTCATTTCATTGGTACCATTACACACAGGTATTTCTAGTTTATAGATATTCGGTAATTGGATTCTCAATTTCGCAATGATAGCTAGAATGCTTTGTATTCTTGTGATGAAATCTTGAATTGATTTAATTTTTGCATCGAGCAAATCGATGAAATCAATTAAAGATTTTATCGGTGACTCGGCTGAACTTAATATTCCAGATACAAAAGAATCAATGAGATCAGCAGCCGCTCCAATTTGCGGAATAAAATCTTTTAAAGCCAAGCGATTCCAATTCGGTGGTGTAGGCTTTTGGACATTCATGCATACACCCTGAGTGAACCCCAAAGAAGCACAATCCGATAAAAATTCTATTGAACTACCCGAGTCTGATTTTGAATTATCTTGAATCAGAACTCTATTTTTATAGGCTTTTACGGTCACGGAGGGATCATTGATCTGGTTGTTAATTTCTGAAATAACTTCATCGATATCGATAGGAATATATTGACTTGGATTAACGAGTTTTCTTTTACCTACCCCATCTACATAGTAAAAAGTCAGACCATTGGTATTAGAAAAAAGTCTTTCAACGCGATCTGACATCAAACGGGCAGTGTCCATCACTTCAGGATTCGTCTGGTTGCTAAATTCAGGGCTGATTAAAAGACCAAATGAGTCACTGAAATCAACATAATTTGAAGCAAAAACATTTTTCTTAGAAAGCGGCAAACTAACTTGATAAGATTTACTACCGACTTTAAAATTCAATATATTGTTATCACTTTTTATGATGAAAGGACCTTCGTTATTACTCAAACAAAAAGCAGGGGATGGGTTCGGAGCGTAAGCCTGTCTTGGAACTAGACGGATTTCATTTGACACAGCACCCGATGTTGATGCAGCCCCATCAACGCTTTCATCTGGAATAAGGGTTTTTACACGAATGCGATAATAATAAGGTTTACCATTCTCTAACCCACCTTTGGTGAATTTTTTAACATCGGTATACAAAGATGAATGACCTGCATTGAATTCTCTCTGAAGAAGAATTTCTCCTGATGAAGCCAATACATAAGCGTAGCACTCGATTTTAGCTCCGACAGGAACAGCTTGTGATAAATTGATTGATGTCCCTGATGCGCTTGAGATATAAAGTGTGTCTGTATCTTTCTTTTTAGAAACATGCGGAATCGGAAGACCGTTCACTCGAAAATCTAAATATACAGTTTCACCTGTAGAGAGCGGTAAATATTTACTTTTGAAGAATTCTGATTGATTCGATTCTGGGATAATTTCAGTAATTTGTTGTTTTGTCGCTAAGGTCGGCAATGTTAAAGGTTGACCCCCCAACTTTGTTTCGAAAATTCTAAAACTCGTAGGTCCTGCTTTTGTACCCGCCGTTGTCACGGAAGTTACTCCACCAACTTGAGTTGTAGCTAGTAAACCTTGGCTGTCAGCTTGTTTCGAAAGATCAAAAACGACTAAATGAGGTGCTTTACCTTCTTCACTGTTTTGATCGATAAAGATAATTTGTTCAGGGAGTACATTCGCTGCGGGTACTCCACCGTTTGAGTTTGTATTAGTGTATTCAACGCTACCTACTTCAACCCAAGTAGTTTTGGCTTGACCTGTGCTAGTGTCTCTATCTGTTTCTTTTGCTGTGACATTTTTAGTCGGGTTGGTGCTAGAAAGTTGTACAGTTTTCTCTTTTTCAACACCCCCAGGCTCGGTTGCTCTTTCAAGGATAAATGTGACTCCTGTGAAAAAGCTAGATGGTGTTGAAGGTCGGTTGAATTGAATAACATTTACAGAATTACCTGCGGCTCCTGTGATCGTCGGGGCGGGGTAAATTCTGTCGAAACTTTTTTGAAAAGTAGCAAAAAATAAACTCAAAAAATTCAGAGCATTCATGAGATTGCCTGTACTTATACCTAAAGCAACACCACCGACTTTTTGAGTTGATGGAAACAAGGGTCGATACGGATCGAGAGAATCATCAAGGCTACTGACAATTTTCTCAACAAACCCATCAAATCCTCCACGAGATTCGTTTAGGAAAGCAGGTACATCTGTCCAATCTGAAGTTATAGCAAGGAAAAATATCCCAGAATTCCCAAGGTTTCTTATGAAATCAGTGATTTGTTTTACGAGCGTTTTTATCAAAGCCATCACTAAGGATGTAGCATCTAGTAAGAAAACTCGAATAATCTTGAGGATAGATCTCAAAATCCCAAGAATGGTTTGAATTGGTTTTAATATAGAATTTAAACCGTCGCTGAAATTAGCAAGCGGTGTAAATATATCGCCCCATAGGGCTCCACCTGTTATTGCTTCCCAGCTCGCCATTCCGCTTCGTTCCTCGCACTCTGTTCAAGCACAGACTGAACTTGTTTTAGTTTCTTTTCTTGTTTTTTTAATTCTTGTTCCATCAACCAAGCTGTTTGGAATAAGATACCTTCGAATTGGGTTAGAATCTTAGGTTGTTCTTTTTTCCATTCACTTTTCTTATTCATTTCAATTCCTAACGAACAGAATTCGTATAAATCCTGAAGTAATGTAGCTATTGCTGTTCACCAAGTAATATAGACCGCTTGTACCTGTAGTGATAGATAAAGTGGTTTCTTGTATTTCCAAGAATACACCGACTACTTCGTTGTCGTTTACGAAGTTACTTGAAATAAATCCACTGTGTACTTCTAAGGTATTTGATCTGTCATAACTAGAAAAGTTATCACTTAAATACACAAAAACCATCGGTGTAAATTGACTGAGGCTTAAATTCACACCGTGCTTGACACCTGTAATCCTTCCACCCGCACCTGCGCCTAGCAACCCACTATCGAAAATGATTCGACTGTTATATTTTTCGAGCAAGGCATCCGTTGAAGTAGATTGTCTGTTCCGATAAGCGGCTGCACCGTTTATGCAGCGATGAGATAGTTTCAAAGGGTTTTTCAAAGTTACGTTTGTAACTGCAACATCTGTAGCACCGAAAATCTCGTTCGTGTAAGATTCTACTTCGCAGACTTCAGACCTTGTATCAAAGTCAGTATTGTCATCATAAAAGTTGTAAGATCCTCTGATATATCTGTTTTCATCTACACGAGAAATTTTTCCTAAAAAACCCACAGGTGATGAAACAGACCAAGCGGATGCACCTTCTCCAGCGGAAGGGTAAAACCCCGAGTAATAAAAATAATTGAGTCTAACCCTGCCATTCGCACCCGCACCACCAGATGATGAGGCTGTCCCTGCTCCCCCTTGACCACCACCACCTGCGGAAGCGAAGCTGTTCAGTGCCCCTGATGAAGCGTTAGCTCCAGATGCGGAGGTACCTCCCGCCCCACCGATCCCACCGGTTGCCGTAATAGAAAAAGTACCGCTCAAAAGACGCGAGAATAAAAGGATGGTGCCTCCGGCTCCACCCCCACCTCCTCCACCGGCACCGGATGAACCACCTGCACCGTGTCCACCAAGACCTTGCCCTGTTAAAGGACTCGAAGACCCTGAAACAGATCCCGCACTCGAAGACCCACCTTGGATACCGTTAACTCCTGCGGAACCTGAGCTACCATTCGCTGAAATCGTTACATTGCTGAATTCGTCAGCGATGATAAGGACTAGCCCACCCCCGTTTCCACCCGTTGAAACTCCCGTGGTTCCGGATCCTGCTACAGATCCCCCGCCCGATCCTCCGGCTGAACTACTTGATGTTCCACCTGCAAATTTACCAGATCCACCATTTCCACCTCGCCCTGCGGCTCCACCACCACCACCAAACAAAGGAGTCACAACATCAACTGAACCGGCTGAACCACCACCTGCACCACCAGTGGATTGATTTGATGCTAAACCACCCCCACGACCTCCGTTGGCAGTGTAACCACCAGTAAGACCGAATCCACCGGGACCCCCTGAAGCACCCGAGATGCCCGCTGAACCGCTGTCCCCGATCCCACCATCAGAAGATGTTCCTACAGGCAAAGAAACGCCGATGGATGTGGCTCCACCACCACCGCCGCCTGCACCGGCGACACCACCTGTGTTACCGATACCACCTACGCTCGCATAACCACCGCCGCCACCTGAACCTCCACCTGTGCCCCCTGAACCACCACCATAACCTGCGATAGCGGTAAAATTACCTGAGATGGTTTGTGTTCCCGCTTCTCCGTTGACCCCATCAACACCAAACTGACCACCTGCACCACCTGTATCGATCGCGGTTTGGCGGATTTGGTTGTAGGATGTCATCAACCAACTTTGACCTGCACCTCCATGTTCGGTCGCCCCAAGATAACCTTTTCCATCAGCGGATATTTTTCCAGTCCCTGTTGTTTGTACAGTGCCTTTAGCGAGAAAAGCTACGATACCAAAACCGTTTGTGGATGAAAAAGTGTCGCAAGTAAGCGTGACTCCATTACCGATAGTCACGTTATCAAACTGAGGTACTGTCATCACAAATACGTTGTCTACAATACCATCAAATTCGAAAGCTACACCTAATTGATTATGCGATATATTCTCATCAACCGTGATTTGATTAGATGATGCGCTTTGAACTTTTAGTACACTATAATTTCCAACTTTAGATGATGACTCAGATACTTGTGCCGTGTAAATAATGACAGTATCACCTGAAAGTAAGTTAAGATCTGTACCTGTGTAACTGATTACTCTTGATGATTTTTTGACAAGAGAGTTTACTTTTCGAGCGCGACAATAAGTTGTCCCTCCAATCGATTGATTCAGTGAATATGAGCCAGCCGTACTCAGAGTCAGGCTACCGTGTCTGCCATCTCCAAAATAGCAATCGGAACCAAATTTTACGATTCCTGCTTCTGGATCGATAGCTACTTCTCGATTCAACGGAATGTAGGATGAATAGCTCGATAAATTTCGAGCAAAAAATCTTAAATCAGTTTTCAGCGCAGATAATTCGCGTCCACCTACACCACCATCGATTCCATCAGCATCGTTATACAGAGTGATGCCATCAATAGATCCGTATAATTTATTTCCTGAAATAGGGGTGGTTTTTAAATTATCACCATAATTATAATCCGTACTTAAAACCCAGTCAGATCCATCTGCTTTTGTTAAAGCCTTAGCCGTCGCAGATTCCGATAATGGTCTGACGCTGTAGGAGCCTCCAGAGAGGTCTATCAAAGATTGTTCTACTACGGTTGAAAATCCAGCGGACACGTTACTTTTTAATAGAATTTTTTCATTTCTTGAAAACTTCAAGTTTCCACAGACCGTGACTAAAGTTTGCGTTGCATTTGCATCCTTGAATAAAAGGAGCCTAGGGTCGATAGTTCCCGAGATATGTTTATTCTGTAGGTTCTTTGTGGTCGGTGCAGCTAAGTTTGCGAACACGCGTAAATCAATTAGGTCATCAGCGGTTAGATTTCCTAGATTCACTCCATCAGAAGAAGAAAGAACACACACCCAAACCAAAGAAAAAGCAGGATCATAATTTACGATGTTGTTTGAAACATCTACTTTTTTTGCAGCGTTTCTGCAATTCGTTAAGGTATCATCTTTTCCGTATGAAAAACGAAGTCTATCGAATTCATCTATCTGAACTGCAACGCAAACAGATTTTCCAGCCGAAGGAATGTAGCTAGAAAAATTATTTGATAACTGATAGCCGCCGTATATCAAGCCTAATTGAAAATCAATTAAGGTTTCTTGATCTATGAAGTTTTCTGATTTGTCCCGTGGAAATCTCGAAAGAGAATTTAAGCTCAAGCGAGAAAATTTAATTGTACCATCAGATAATTGACTTCGACTAGGTGCTAGGCTAACGACTGACCCAGAAACCACACTTAAAAATAATCGTGTGTCTTGAGAAGAGTTGTTCTTTGAACTTAAAGTTCTGATATTTGCCATTCGGATCAAACCTCTCTCAAGAAAATTCTTATAAACCCATCTGTAACGAGTTGAGATGTTTCTAAATTGTAGAACACCCCTGATGGACCTATTTCATATCGAATAAAAGATGCACCTATGTTTGTTTGGACTCCAATTCTTTGTCCCGCATCAGAACGAAATGAATCAGATAAAACGATAACATTGTTGCTATCTTTTGTGGAGTTCCAAACAATCATAGGTTTTGTATTTATCGGATCACAAACCCAACCTTGATCGGCTGTAGAGAAGGATCCTGTAGAACCTAAACTTACGGTGATCCAACCTGAATCAAAAACCATCCTTCTGTTTTTCTGGTACAAACCTAGAGAAAGATTATTTACAGTAGGGTTTGTAACCTTAGCTAAAGGTCTCAACTCAAGAATGTGAGGTGTCGTTAATTGAGGTGTAAATTCTACAGTATCATTCAAGAGACCATTAGTGACATTAGTTACTGTTACCGTTGTGGCTTGAATTTGATTATTTAACACACGTTCAATTTCGATTGTGTCCCCTACTTTAACGGATGTTCGAGATGTTTGATATTGGGTGGCACCCGAAAATACATCGTTTAAAAAAGGTTCTTTTATAATCGTATCTGTCGTTGTTGAAATGGTATTATTTGCAAAGGCAGCCGTTGTTCCAAAAGCAGTATAATTTACTCGACTCGCAGGTATGTTAAAATTCAAGCAATTCAAATATGAAAAAATAAGGTCTTTTGATATGCTTGATACATTTACCCCATCGGTAGATGTGAGCACCACCGTAAAAATTCGAATCGTATTTACAGGTTGTTTACCCACATAGGTAGTCGATGAATTTAAGACACCGTTTATGACATCAGATAGGCTACCTTCAGCACCTTTAAAAATAAGTAATTCACTGTTGCGGTTGATAGCTACTGTCACAGCAACGTAAACAGCAGGTGAGGGTATTACAGGAGTAAAATTCGGAGATGCATCATCTTTACCTGTAATACTACCATTCTGAAAATTTAGAATTATAACCCCACCACCTGAATAATTTCCAGAAGAGTCTTTAGGGAAAAGAGATGGATTACCTTGTTCAAAAAATATTCTGAAGTCGGATGGTATGAAAATTTTTACTTGATTATCTTCAGCAAAAAACGATGCACCCTTGCCGAGATCACGGAAATTGTTTTTATCTGTCGACAACACATTGATATTAGACATTTTAATTCCCTAACAAGACCAAGCGATAGAACCCACTTGTTACAACACCCGTGTTTGTCCCAGTAGAACTTATGACGTTTATGATTCCTGTGCTTGCAAATCTCACATTCGCAGTAGTTGAGGTGATTTTTAATTGAGCCCCAATCTTGGTTGCAAATGAAGTGCCCCAAGCGTTGCTAGTCAGTATTTTTGCATTCACCATACTTTGAGTCGTATTAAAATAAATATATGGAATGTAAGTTCCCAAGGGTAAAGTTAAATTATGAGTGAGGGTTTCGACAACACCTGTAGAACAAGATCTCCAGTTAGAGTCGTAAAGTATTTTTCCAGAGGAAGCGTTGAAAACCTGAGATACATCAGAAAAAGAATTCATCGTGATAAATGCATTACCTGTCAATGAAACCGATGTATTCAGACTTTGATCAAGAGTTACGGTGTCAAAAGAAGATCCATAGGCTACAGATAAAACAGTTATGATTTGGGGAGAAGTTGTCGAAGATTGAATCGATATACTGTTCCCTCGTTTCAGTTTTGTTGATTTTATTTTTATTTCTGATGAACCTAGTAAAGCGTTATCGTGCAGGTACTCTCGAAAAATAGACCCTACTGAAAAATTGTCTGAATCAGTATAAATGACATCCGATGTATCGAATGGAATGTTTCCTAAATCCGGACGAATGTCTGAGATTCTACTGAGTGCTACTGAACCTGAATTTGTGATCAGAAAACCGTAAAGAGGGATTTTTCCTTTTTGAACAGGAAAAATTCCGTTTTCAAAATCAAAGGTCGCAGCGGCTATCGACTTTGAGGAGTTATTTCTTATGTAAATTCGATCATCCTTATCGATTGTAACGATTCCGACAATCGCTTGACCTGAAGAAGGGCTAATCGGTGAAAAATCAGGTGAGACAGAATCCGTCCCTGTGATAGTACCGTTCAGAAAATCTATGGTTGTTAATCCTTGCTCGTATTGCTCGGATGAATTTCTAGGGAATTTAGAAAATATATCCCCATAAAAAACAGTATGAAAAGAACGCCCTTGGTAATCACACCGAGAAGGATATAAAATCAAACTTGAGCCGCTGATTTGAGCAAATAATCTCAAATCTTTTTTGAATGAGTTAGCTAGATTTTGTATCTTCAGATCCATTATTTACCTCGAATGTATTTCGAAGATTCACTTAGAATCCGCTCTCGAAATTCATCTTTAAGTTTTTTTATACCAGCTTCTACGAATTTTTTAGGTTTAATACCCGGATGTGTCCATGAATTTTTCTTTTTCATCGATTTAGCACTAGCCCAGCGAAATATCACTTCACCACTCTTCAATTTTATAGGAATTGGTCTTTTTGCTTGCATAAGATATTTCATTTTATGTTTACGCACACCTGCATTGTGAAAAACACCAATAGCCGTCAAATGGAACGTAATACTTTTCTGACCTATTGTATAAAAAATACCTTTGCGAATTCTATTTCCTTTACCTTTGAATGATTTTTTACTCGCTTCGCTGATATATTTTTTTCCTGCTCTCGCAAGATTGTATTTCAAACGCCCGAGAAGAGCGTTTGCTAAATTTCCTTTGACCCCTTTTAGGATCGGTTTTACATAAATAGAGATCATCAAAAACCTAATAAATTAAAAGAAAACCCCCTCTAGGTCGTAGAGGGGGTTTTGATACTCATATTCAGTTATCCGATAAAACCAGATAACTTAGCTTAGAGCTGAGTTCTTAGAGTATAGGTGACCTGAATCCAGTTCAAAGGGAACACAGGACTGTAGAAAGCTACAACATCAGCAACGGTTGGATCCGTCGCTCTTGCTGTGGCTTTTACTCCAGTGAAAGCTGTGATCTTTTGAGCCTGAATCTGAGCCTTGAACATAGCCGCTAACGCGCTTTCGATATCAGTCAAACGACTTCCCAAGAATTTTTCACCGATAAATGGATCGAGAATCGATCGAGTCAACTGTTGAATTTCATCCTTGATGAACACCACTGAAGGTTCGCGTGTCAAAACATTGCTAGGATCAGTTGTGATTGCTTGACGGATTTGGATGGATGCTTGATTTTCTGTCAAAACAGTCAAACCTGCGACAGCGGTTTGATTTTGTTGTACAGCATCTAGCTTTCTAAACAAACGACGGAATCCTGTTAAAGATTTACGTGTCAACGGCGTAGCTACATCAAAAACAGGATTACAAGCTAACCCTGCCATCGCCGCAGCAAGGAAACTACCATCAACGGTATTCTCTACTTCGCGACCGAAAGCATCCTCTAGGGCGACAACGGCTCCATCAGGATATACACCGAGACAACGCTCAGAGCGAAGACCTTTAGCAAATTCCTGAGCTGTCTCTGGAAGTGTTCCGATTCCGAAACCGAAAATCAACGTACGTTCCATAGCGTAGCGAGCACTAGAAACTTTTTCACAATGTTTCTTAGCTTGCTGAAGCACTACAGCCGATGTAGTCAACGGAACCAAAATGTTCGGACGAACATTTCCATCTAACGGATTTTCAAGTGCTGACATCGCTTGCAAGAAAGCACCATCGTTTGCTTGAAGCTGATTTGGAGCTTTCTTAACCTGTGCGATTGCAATCGCAGGGGTACCTTGCAAGAATGCTAGATATGCAGCAAGAGTAATTCGATTTTCAAGATTCAAAGGTCCGAAATCGTTTAATACATCACGGAAGTTAGTGTAAACGGTAGGCTTGTAGTTTGTCTTCTCATAGTCAAACGTAACATAGTACGAATCACCGATAGAAGGCTCTGCACCAGACTTGTTAAATGTTTCAACAAGGGCTGTTGATCCGACAGAAACTCCAGTAGTATTCGATACCACAATATTCAGACCTGGAATGATTTTCTTAGCATCCGAACCAACTTCTTGTTGTTTAGTGACGTTGCAAACAAGAGTATCACCTGCAACGAAATTAAAGGAGCTTGGAGTCACAATAGTGAACCGAAGACCTGTCGTTTCATCAACGTACGTTTGATCCAAATATCCAGTCCCAGAAGAACCACCTGAAAGCAAATTACTACTTACGGTGTAAGCGGTTGCGCTCGTAAAAGTTAAAGTGACTTCTTCTGCAACGCTGTACCCTGGAATAGTAACCGCATCAGCGATTTCATTAGGGAATGGAACACCCTCGGTTGCAAAAGCAGGAGCGGCTACAGTTGAGTCTGCAATTGAGAATTCAGCAGCGAAACAATCTCCGCCGTTAGAGCTAACAACATCATATTCACCTGTAACGACACCCGTTGATGTAACACGGTTAGTGACCGTAAAAACATCATCTGTTAAGATGTTGTAATATTGCGTGACGTAAACTTTTTGACCTGAAGCAGGTGCATTTTTGAGAATGATTTCCTGAGCTACACCATTAACAGCCACGATTTCTACAGGACCGGCAGCTTTAGCTGCACTAACACTAGATCCAACGTAGACTGTAACTTTTGTAACATCATCAGTCGGAACATCACGACCATCACCTTCTACTGGAGTCTCAAGAATTTTGAATTTCTTGTTTGAGCCGTTTGATGTTCCTACGGCTTGTCTCATGTGGAAAACATTGTCGACAAGAGTCGCTGAGATCTGCTCAGAGCCAAAAGCGTTTCCTGTGACGGCTGAACCGTTCCGAATGTCGTACGCTGAGCCCCACAAGATTTTTCCACTTTGTACAACGAAATCTTGTCCAAGATAGTAATCTTGTTTCGCAGGACTGTTTCCGACAGAACTCACTTTCAAGATATTTACATCTTGAGGCAAGTAGTCAAAAGTGTCTTGGAATGTGTTCGTGTAGTAGGTCACCAACACTTCAGAACCATCAGCGGGGGCTGAAGCAAGAGTGATGACCCCATCCATACCGTTGACGGCTGAAACTTGTACAGTCAATCCATCAACTTTTACAATTACATTAGATGGAGTTGTGGTAATCGCACCACCATTGTTACCGCTCACGATTGGTGTCTTATTCACCTTGAAATTCGTGTTCGAACCATCGGCTTGATAGCTCAAATCTTCATCGGAAATTTTCAAATCTTTACGGCTAAAGAAATAGCTAACTTTTACAACAGCACCGATCGGTGGAATTGTACCGAGAGTAACCAGTCCAGTTAACCCATCAACCGCGATAACACCTGTAGGTTGATCATCGATAGTAACGGTCAAAGCATTAGGATCAAAAGTAGTAGATCCGCGACCTGAACCATCAACGATTGGGTAGTTTGCAACATTAAATTGTCTATTTGTTCCTGTGAATTGTGAACTTACATCTTCACCAAGCATACGAATATCTGAAGTGGCAGAAGAACCACGGATGATTTCGAAATTGCTTAGAGTGATATATTCTTGTCCAACACCGATGAACAACGGCATACGAAGACCTGCGACAATATTAACCGCAGTCGCATCATTTAAAGTTTGAACATATACACCAGGTGGCGCGTAGGTACTGAAAATACTCATGGTAGAACCCCCATTTAGTTATTGAGATCTTAATAATTTATAAAATTTATTTGATGTAAATATCGGGGGATTACGATTTTTTCTTAGAGTTTTCATACTCTGAGTAGAGGGTTTTACGCTCCGCAATCCGTTCCTTATTAACAGGTTTGTATTCGTAGGTTATTTTACCGCTGTCAGACTTATGTTCAACGCTAAGGGCTTGTTGACCCGCTTCTTTTCGGATGTTCTCTTTTTGTTCTTGCCTTTGCTTGATATCTGCCCACCGCTTCTCGGATTCCCTTCCGACAATCACATCAATATTTTCGCGTGTTGTATTAGACCTAAAAATGCTAGGTGCGGAGGGTTTGCGCTCAGATTTAGCTTTGCACTTTGGGCAGGGAGAGTAATTATCCTCATACTTTTTGAATGCTTCTTCAAATAAGAACAAACATTTCTCACAAAAATATTCGTATGTTGGCATCAGATGCCCTCACCTCTGGAGAAATTAACCTTAAAATCGTTTAAGGATTGAACCACCTCTACATCTGTGTAGAAGGATTTCACCTTTGGAATTATAGGTGCATACAATCGCCAATCGGTGTTAAAACTGATATCCATGCCCGCCATGTAATAAACAGTGTCCGTGTTTTCATCATAAACATCTTCGGATTCACCATTCAATGATACAGACATGATTGTCAGACCCTGAGAATCGAACCGAGGTTTTATTTCACCGAAAACTTTCACAGCTAACAAATCAGCTATCAACTCTCTTTGAATAGGGTCTCTGCTATAAATATCCAAATTCAAGGTCACATCGAAATGACCACCGTACTCGTGAGAAACGCTTTCACGATCTTCATTCACAATAACGACTTGTTTATCTCCAGCCTCTAACCAATTAGAAAAGGCTAAAGTGACACCGGGTATGATATCTTCAGATGAGATTAGGGGTTTGACTGTAAAAGGTCCGTAGGATGGTCCTTGGTGACGATACTGCACTTTGTATTTAGACTTAGGTCTAAGCGTTTGGGATTTATCTTCTGGGTTCGGCAGAAATGTCAGAACACCGTTGGTTTTATCCAACGTATAATGAAGATTTTCAACCATCAAGTATTTGTTGTTTTCAAACAGATTGAATGTTTTGTCGTGAATAGGATGATGTGGTAGGGTAAACGTCTTTTCGTTACCTACAGCGTTTAAAATAATATCACTTTCGTAATCAACTAGAGTATCCACCATAACGGTGGCTGAACCGCGTTGAGTTTCGGTAACTTCAATGTAATAAAGACCTTGTTCAGCGAGACCCCTTCTGTAATACTCAGCAATAACCTCCGAACCAATCGGGGGAGGAAAAGGTAATAGAATTTTCTTATCTTGATAAGAAATCGGAACGAGATAAGATTTCCCATTCACGAGTACATCAACAACTCTGTCACCTTGACTGGCGGGGGTAATATTTTGATTACCTAAAGTTGGAAAATGGGCAAGCGAGAATTCCCTTTCCGACCCCGTAACTTCAGATGAAAGATTTTCTTTTGTGCGAATAGTCACTTGATTTGGGTTCTCACGAACCCAATCCAAGATAAGACCACGTTTTCCTTTTAATTTAGCAGTGAAGCAATGACTGACTACCGTACCGATGAAATTGTCACCCGCAAGAGGGATGGGTGATCCTGAAATGTTCTTTACCACGAGACCGTATTGAGGTCTTTCTTGATAAGGAAATTTATCAGTGACCTTCATTTTTTGAAGACCTGGGTATTCCTTAAAGATTTCCTTCATCTCATGAATGAAACGTCTTTTAACTTCTCGGCTTAGATAGTAATACAACTAAACCCTCACTCGTGATTTTGAGCCATGATCAACAAACCTCTCGAAACAGCGTAGAGAGGATCTTTGGCATGTCGGATATCTGTCACGGAGAAAGGGAACCCTTTTAATCGATTCACTTCTTCTTTCACGACAGCCAAAAAGTTTGTAGGTAATGATGTACCACCGCCTACTACAACCGGAATTGAATCTGGTAGATCAATTTGAGCCATCACGTTTTGAGATTTAATTTTTTCGATGAAATTTGTGAGGGCGTATTTGATAAGAGCTTTGTAATAAACCGCGATAGCCTCTTGTTCGCGACCTTTCGGTGCAAGCAAGTCCACACCTTTCTCTTTGATAGCGCATGTTTTTGCAGGGGAGAGTCCTGTAGCTTTAGCGGATTGTTCATCCACATAATCCCCTGAGCGCGCAACCGACATCGTGATCAAAGGAAGAGACTTATAGCTCAGGGAGCAGTTAACCATACCTGCCCCGAAGCTCATAGCGAAACCGCTGAACATCGTGTCTGCACATTCTGAATATACGATAGCTTGTGCCTCGTTCGCAGCAACCGCTTTCCAACCCAAAGATTCTAACATCTGACCCATGATCATTTCATGAAAAGTGACATCTTGATCAGCATCGAGAGGGTTTGCAGGAATCGAGTACACACAAACACTTCCTTGAACAGAAGCCTCACCGAGAACTTCTCTGAAGAGATGTTTGATTACTTTTTGCGCTTCAATTTCCGAAGGTGAAATAGTCCCCTTGCTTAAAGGTCTTCGAAGAGGTTGATTGAAGATATTTGCGATATTTGCAGCATCATCGCTGACGATGATCACCCGATCACCTTCTTCGATGTAAGAAATATTCGACAATTTCAACATTTGCTTCTGCTCAACGGCTAGAGAAACGAATGCATCCCGTACTCGCTTGCTTTTTACAGTGTTGCTTAATTCATCTAAGTAAGATGCAATAATTGTTCCAGTTCCGATGTCTAAACCTCGGACAAGAAACTTTCTGTCTTTCGCAAGTGGGCTCGCGGGTACTTTTTGATTTTGCATTTGTTCCATTTATTTTTTCCCTTTCAGTTTACGAAGAGCTGCAAGTGCTTCTTCTACGCTACCTGAATCCTGTTCTTGAGCAACAATTTTAGAGTTTTTAACATCAAAATCTTCGACTTTAGGTACAAATTTTTCTTCAAAATTATCTTGAATCTGAAACCCGCTCGAATCTTTTTTCTTATCATTATAGGATTGTGATGGGGAATATTGGGATATTACTTGCTTCACACCTTCTAAAAGCTGGTTTGTGTCAAGTGCAGGCTCGGTCGATTTTGATTCTTGAAGTCTTTTGACTTCGTTAGTGAGTAATTTCAAAGCCTGTAAAACAGGAGTTTGGTCGCTCGGCGGTGGGGTAGGCTTGACCGTTTCTTTGGCTAAAAGCATCTCCATCATCTTTTTCTGGTTTTCGATGAGCGTGTTAATCAATTCAGGAGATACGGATGGCGCTTCCGGTTCTTTTTTACTCAGCCTATCAATCGTTTTTTGCGCTTGCTTCACAAACACATCCTGTTTTTCTAAAATTTGATGAATAATAGAAGGGTCTAAACCTTTCTCAGGTAAATCTATAGGTGAAGAGATACTTTTTTTGACTTCTTTTTTAGGTGTTTGAGAACTTTGCTGAGAGGGCACAGGGTTGAATACGAGTGTTCTTCTATCGACTGAAACCACCCATCCATTATTATCCGCAAATTTGAAGCTAGGGTGGTTGATTTGCCAATCTTCGAGACAAACGACTTCACCATACTTTATGGTGATGCCTAAACCGTCTAAACTAAAGAATGGTTTTACTTTACCTGTAAATCTTTTCAATCTAACCCCCATACTACTGTAGACAATAGATTATTAGCGCGATAAAATAATTTCGGCGGAGGATAGTAATGATAAAAACTTTTGTTATTGATGGTGTAGGTATTTTTTTGGCTGATGCAACTTATGAAGAAGACTATGTAATTTTGTCAAAACCTTTGATGGCTATACCGAATCAAGGTGGGCAGTTTGGTCTTGGTCTACACCCTTTGTTTGAAAAAACAATCAAAGTTCTACGAAGCAAGGTGACTCTTGAGTCTGATTTGAAAGAAACTATGAAGGATTCATATACTAAGTTTTGGCTCGAAAAAGATACAGGAATTATCACTCCACCATCAGGTATCATTAGATGATATTTAACCTTTATGACATGTACGACAAATACAACATGTCGCACATGATTCCTTGGGAAGCCTATAAATTAGAGAATGGATTGATTGTAAAAATCAATCCTGCATCTGATTCTGAATACCCTTTCAAGATAGGGCACACTTTCAAATTTGTGTCCCACGCTTTGTATAGAGTAGGGCATCCTATTTTCATCAAAGATGTTTCAGGGGATATCAGAGATAAATACTCACCGAATGTTCTTGAAATCAGACCTAATGGTGAAACTGTCTTCAAACTGTACGAAAGCACTGTTGTTGAGAAAATATCACTACCGCGTGTCATTAACACAAGCGATCAAAATTTTGATTGGAGCATGTTGGACTTTACTCTAAACGGTTCTGCTCTTTTTTCAGAATTGTTGGTTTGGATCATCCAACTTGCGAGCAAAAAAAATGAAAAAATTCTATCTGATTCTTGATACTGAAACAGGGGGACTAAACCCTAAAGAGAATCCAGTTTTAGAGATCGCCGCCACTGTTTATGATGAAGATGGTAATTCAAGAGATCATTACCATGCTACATATGATCCGTACCTCCCTATGGATTGTAAGGCTTTAGCAATCAACAATATTATGCAACGCAGAAACCCATGTAACAATAAAGATGAAATAGAAAATTTCATCCGTTGGTCGACTGTGGTTTATCAGAGGTATAATCCAACTCTCGTAGGTCAAAATTTGAAATTTGACTTAGATTTCATAGATTCTTTCACCGAACATTACGGTTATAAAGGGTGGTCTAAGATGTGGAATTATCACATCTTAGATACTTCTCAAATTGCTTTCATCTTGAGGGAAGCTGGTATTATCCAGACCGACAAATTTAACCTTGTGGCTCTTGCAAAAGTTTATGGGGTAGAAAATCTAGCAGCACATACCGCTGAGGCTGATGTAAATACGACCACATCTATCTTTTTTAAGATGCTAGACCAACTAAAAAAGATAAGAAATGATCAGCGTAATAATACTCAATAGAAACGGTAAAGAACATCTTGTTAATTGCATAAAATCTTTGCTTAATTCAAGCGACCAAGATTTTGAAATACTCATCAGAGAAAATGAATCGACTGATGGATCAAAAGAATGGTTGGACAGCCTACAAGATACCCGTATTCGGATTCACCACAGAAAAAATGATTCTAACTTTTCAGTGATGAATAATGAAATGGTCTCATTTGCAAAAGGAGACCTTCTTCTATTTTTAAATAATGATTGTTACTTAGACCAAAAAACTATCGAAAATATGCGTAACTTAATTAAAGATGAATCAGTTGGGTGCGTTGGTGCCACCCTAAGATACCCATCAGGAGAATTGCAACACGCTGGGATTTTGTGCGCACCTAGCCAAGACCCTGTAAATATCAGCGACCAAACAATAAAAAATCTCAAACTTCACAATATCATGTTGACTGATATTTGGGAGCACAAAGCTGTCACAGCTGCCTGTTTGCTCGTAGGTAAACAAGATTTTGATGCCGTGCAAGGTTTTGACCCTATTTATGAGTGGGCTTACGAAGATGTGGATTTTTGTTTGAAAATTCACTTCCACTTAAATAAAAAAAACATAGTCAGCCCAAACTGCACAGGGATTCATATCGAAAATGCTAGTAAAGCAAACCCTAATTTAAAAAATAATCTTGCAAAATTCCATACCCGTTGGATCAAGTTATTCACACCAGATTGTGCTGAAGTTAGCCGCAGAAAATATAAACTTGAAAATTTAGTAAAAGATATCACGTTTATAGTATGCGTAAACGATTTCATACAACTTAATAATTTTCTCTTGAAATCTATTTACTCCGACAAAAACAGATACGATATCATCCCTATTTATAATTTTTCAGGAAAATACAGTGCATCGCAAGCTCTTAATCAAGGTTTAATTCAAGCGAGAACAGAATGGCTTGTTTTTACCCACCAAGATGTTGAGTATTCCGCGAATTGGATAGATAAAGTTTTCCTTGAATTAAAAAAATGCCCTAAACTTGGAGTCGCAGGTTTAGCGGGTATAAAAATAGTAGACCAGAAAAATAATTCAATCGCCATCGATGATGGTAAACTTCATATAAACGTCATCGGTTCTGTAAAAACTCCTGAAAAAGGGAAATTGTCCACGTACGGTCAAATGCCCTCAGGTGAAGTCGATGTAATCGATGAGCTTTGTATCATCACAAAAAAAAGCAGTGGTATTTTTTTTGATGAAAAAAAACTCACCCACTTCCATTTCTACGGTGTTGATCTCAGTCTTCAATCTAAAAATAAAGGCTATCGAAATTACGTAATCGATGCACCCGCAACGCACCACAGCAATGGGTCATCTTCAATAGCCAAAGGTAAAGACATATATTGGCGTGAGTTCAAAAAAGTTCACGAAAAATGGAAGGGTATATTCCCTTCAGTAGTCACCACTACCGGTTACTGGAATCAAAGCACGATCAGCACGTTTTATAAAGAAAACGAAAAAATAGAACCTCAGGTGAACAAGGTAAACCAATCTCATTCAGCGAAAAATTTACAAATTCTTCAAAATGAGTCGGTCGAATTGGTAACTGATGATCTCGGTGACTGGCACGTTAATGGAGTTCTCGTAAAACAAAAATCTAACAACTTCATTTTTAAGGCATCATTTCAAGGTTTACACAAAATCACCCATCAAGGGGTTAGAATTTATGATTGGTGGGTGCAAACTGTTTACGCTACCGATATGTATCTTCTTGGAATGTGCCAAAATTTTCATACCCACCAGTTAGGTGAAATTTTTGGAAGTAAGATCATCATCCAAGAAATTATTTGCGACCGCTCTAATTTAGCTAAAATTGAACTATTCATAGGAACTTTTAGAAGAAAAAACGTATGCCGTTTATCGTTGCAAGTCGAAAACTCTCAGGGCGCGATCATCCGAACAGCTTTCCTTGATTCAACATTCGTAAATGACAACGATTGGAATGAATTTACCTTCGAACCAATTCCTGATTCCAAAAATCAAAGATATAAAATCAAGATATTTAGTCCAGATGCAAATCAGGGCAACGCTCTCACCGTGTACTACGTCAATCACTCGTTTGCTTTCGGTAATCTTTATCAAAACAACCGAAAGATAGGAGGCTGTTTATCTTTCAGACTCAGCTATCTGAATTGATGTAGCGGGCAACGTCGGAATATAAGATACTGAAATATTTTATTTTTTTAGATTAAATTCATGCCACTGTGTGAATACAGTTGCATTTTTCCAATCAAAAAGTATACCCCTCTTCATCGGAGGTGCGTTATGATTTTAGTCGAGAGAGATACAGTTCGAAAATTGACGAAAAACTCTTTAAAACTTCAAGTAATTGAAATTCAACGTAAAAAAATCATAGGTTCATTCATCATGTCAGATTTGTTGGGTAAAGATTGGAGCGGAGAGTACGAACCTTTTTACAAATTGTATGAAAAGAACAACTCAATCGCAGGACAAGAGATGGGAAAGTTGTTGGCTCAAGTCTGCCGTGAGTTGAAGTTGAAAAGCCAGAAAGAGCTAAGATTCGGTAAAAAAGATGCTATAACGAGGTATTACCTGTGAATCTCGGCTTCTTGACCGGTCGGCTAAAACATGTACTATGGCGTCAAAATCAAATTGGTTGGGACTGTTATGGTAATATCGCTATTGAAAAAGCGAGCACTCAACGTGACTAAACAGTTGAGTTGCCCGCTTGCGAAAGATCCACTCGGACCTAAATGCATCAGGTGCGCATTTTATCAGTCAGAAAAGTGCCCTAGAGATAAGCAAAATGTGATTGATTTCCCAATCACTTTCCGAGAACCTTATCAACCGCAGCCTTTGCATCAAGTCGCCCTGAGCCACATTCGTTAGTTTTTAGTTCGATGTTTTTCGCGCTTTCTTGTAGCACCTCTCGGATTTCCGAAACGGTAATTTTTGGGTTCGCTTGTTTGAGAAGGGCTACGACTCCGGTCACATGCGGTGTCGCCATGCTAGTACCGCTGAAGTATGAGTATTTACCATTTGGGACACTACTGTACACACGTGATCCCGGAGCGCAGATTTCAGGTTTTTCATACTTTTTACCGTTCCAAACAATAGGACCTTTGCTGCTGAATGCTGAGAGTTTATCTTTGTCATCCACAGCCCCAACTGCAAAAGATTCAACATACCCTCCTGGAATTCCCACAGTACCCTCTTTAGGTCCGCTGTTACCTGCTGCAAAACTCGGAAAAATGTTCTTTGACAGCCAAGATTTGACCATTTGGTTATAGGGTTCATCAGGATTCGTACTATCCTGATCTCCACCCCACGAGTTATTAACCACACTCACACCTTGCGTTTGAACCCATTCCATCGCAGCCAAAATTGTTGAATCGTTTGCCCTTCCACTCGCTGAGAAAACCTTCGCGATTACTAATTTCACTTTTGGTGCAATTCCAAAATTCGGTAAGCCGATTCCAGAAATAGTCCCTGCAACGTGTGTACCGTGACCGTTGTCATCATAGGGTTGAGTTTTTTTACTCGCAGTAAAATCTTTAAAAACGATTTCTTTTCCAGCGAAGGCTGGGTGGTTAGGGTCGATACCTGAGTCAATAATCCCGACGACTACCTTTTCACCCAAAATTTCTGGATAAGCTGATCGTAATTCGATCACACCAATGTTTTCGAGACCGTAAGTAAAATCAAGATTTCTTTCCAAATCAAAAAAGGGGTTGTCAGGAAAACCGAGAACGTGTCTTTCACGATCAGGGGTAATCTTGGCTCCTGATTTACGGAGAGCCTCAATTTGAGATGGCGACAATTCTGCTACAAAAGCATCAATAGAAGGTAAAACTTTTTCAGGTTTAATTTCATCAGATTCGGTGACCAGAGTTGAGTTTACCTGTGCTATTTTTTCAGTCACTTTTCCTTCTGGAACTGTAACGATGAAACGCGATTTTGGTGAAGCTAAAGCCGAGAGTGAACATAAGGATAACAAAGCAACTAACTTTTTCATTTCCACTTCCTTGTGAAATAAACTGGCTAATCAGCCATACTCAAAGCAAAAAAAAGCAGTAAAGTATTCACCCTACTGCTTTGATTTCATTATTCACTCCTTTAAATTCAGGAGTTTGCGTCGAAGAACTTTCAAATTTATGGTCAAGCCATTTTTCAGACTTGAGTCCGGCAGCTTCTTTATCAAAAACCTTCGCGTCTTGAGTTGTGCTCACGTTAAAATTTGGACCTTTAGCTATACTCTCAACGTATTTAATCACTTCTTTTGGTGGATTGATGCAACCTGCGGGACCCCATTTATCTGAGATACGCTTGTCATCTTCATCTAGCAATTCATTTGCGTATTTTTTAGGGTCTTTTCCTTCAGGGACTTCGATCATGATGAAGCGGTTTTTTTCAGCGATAGACCCAGAGTAACCCTCGTAATTTTCACCTGTGTCCATCTCGTATTCGGAGATCGCATCCTGTTGGGCTTTTTTGAACGCATCTTTTGCGTTTGAACCGTGAGCCACGGTCATGAAAGTTGAGCCACCTGCGGTTTTCAAATGAGATTTCTTTTTCCAACCACCACCGAGGTCTTTGTAAATCTTCGCTGCCCACCCGTTAGCGTAGGCGCTAGGAAACTTTTTAAATCCTTTACCATCGTTCGGACCATCGACCGTTTTTCCATTGTGTGTGATAGATCCGACTTCCCCTTTGGTAAGTTTCTGAACCTTTGCCCAAAGTTTTGGATTAGTGGGTTCGTTTTCAGCGGCTCTTTTTTCTAAACCTTCGATGGTCTCTAAGATGCTCATGTATTACCTCTCACCAATTCGGTTCACCGGACATGAAAGATTCTTGAGACATACGCTCTTCTAAAGCATCGATCTCAGCTTCTTGTCTTTCTCTTAAATGTTTAGGGTGAAATGCCTTTAATTCTTTTGGAAGGTTTTCTTCGCCTCCACCCCAATACCATTTTTTCACGATCGAGTCCCATCTCGCTCCGTGTTTTTTCGCTTCATCTTTTTTGTTGAATGGCACATCGAGGTAGACTTTTTTCCCGACTCCAAGTTCTTTTGCTTTCTCTTTTTTTGAAAATGGAATGTTCAGGTAATTTTTAGCGGCTGCTCTTTTTTCAAGCCGCTCGATATCTTCCATGACCTTCATAAGAATTCCCTTACAAAAACAACGATGCGATGTGTAAAAATTAGGTTTCTGTCAACTTACTTTTAGACAAGACCTAGTTTCTTACCGAGTTCATCGTACATTTTTTTAGATTTCAAACTTTCATTGTAATCAAACATCTTATCTTCAAGGCTACGAGTCTTCGATGTATAGGAGAGCTCTTTCTTATCTTCCTTCAACTGTTTTTCCCAATTTTCCATCATTTTTTGGTAAATACCTCTGTAAGATTCTCTTTGTTCACCACGAAAGCGGCTCGCATTTGTGTCTGCTTCAACTAAACTTAGGAGACGTTTTCCTGTATCGCTGTCTAGTAAATTGTGGTGCTGTAAATAATTCAACGCACCTAGATGCCTCTGCTTGTCGTATGAACTATGGTTTTTATGTTTTGCCGCTGCGCTTGTTGCTTCATAACTCGCACTATTAGCTTCATTAACTTCACCATCGTAGGAATCCATCGGATCTCTATCATGGAGTAGTTGTTCTGTGTGGTGAATTACATGAACATCAGTATCCTTGTCGGATCGAAGCAAGGCTGCAATCGAGTGATAATTTTCATCTTCGCACACATCAGCGAACTGTTCTCTTGTGATTTTTCCTTTTTTGAAATCTGCTAAAGATTTTTCGATGGTTGGAACCCACTCACCTTTATGCTTGTTCAAAAGATCCAAGGCTTTCCCTACACCCTTTACTGATGTCGGATGTAGGTTAGGATTCTTTTTGTGCCACGCTGGTGCAGAGGGGGATGCAGGTTTCGCAGATGCAGGAGCCGCTTTTGATTCTTGTTTATCGCTTTTAAAAATAGGGTCGTTACGCTGTTTTTTAGACTTAGGGTGAGCTTTGATGTATTCATCGTAATCGACTGACCCTGCGTTCAGAATTTTTGAGTTCAGAATTTTTGAAATCTTCATTCTTTCATCCAACTTTTAGGTTCTTAATGTTTTATTATATTTGTTAGATATTAATCCACCATGTAATTTTTCGATCTGGACCGATGTGTGCGATTTTTTCGTAGTCTCCGTCGACTTCTCTTGCACGGTTCCACACCGTGACACCGTTACCCAAGTGACCTGCTCCAAGGTCAAATTTTCTCGCTGATTTTTCAATCTTTTTGATGATTTCGCGTAGCTTGTCTGCTTGTTTGTTTTTCATTTCAACCCACCTATCCCATCTAAGTTTAATCTTTGAGGTCTTTTGCAAGTGCGCCAGAAACTGGGTAAAATTTCTTTGTAAATAAAGCCTTACCTGCGGGAAGGCGAACACCTTGTGGCTTCTT